GAAAGACAGCATTGCATAATGTTTCCCACATATTATATGTTCAAAAAGAAAAAGAAACATTTTGTTATTAACTTTATGAACGAAAGTATGGAAGTCTGGGAAAGTCAAGAAGGTGTTTTTATGCTAATAGACGTAGAAAACAAAAAAGGCACAGAAGTATAATTTTGTTGACAAGGCTTCAAATTTTTGATATAATTACTTACTAGCCTTGAAAGGGGCGATCCATGGGTGTAGAATCCGCAAGTTATATAAGCCAGCTAAACGCTTTAAATCCCACATCTAGCGACAATATTTCAGAAGGTGACGATCATATCAGAATGATCAAAACCGTTCTGAAAACGCAGTTTCCTAATCTTACTGCTTCCGCTGTTAACGCCACTGTCACACAGATGAACAAACTGGGGTTTGAGCCTGGGACTGTGTGCATGTTTGCTGCCAGTATTCCTAGCACACAGACTATCAGTGGTGTTAACGATTGGCTAGAGTGCGACGGCTCTGCGTATAGCACTACGACTTATGCAACGTTGTACGGCGTCATTGGAACAACTTTTGGACAATCAGGTACAGACTTTAAAGTTCCTGACTACAGAGATTATCTTCCAGTCGGTGCTGGCTCTACCTACAATGTTGGTACAGCTACCACAGAATTAGCAGCTACTGGGACAGACGTAGTTAAATTTCAACCAATTAGGTTTATGATTAAAACGTAATGAACACAAAAGAGAAAGCCGCACAGGCTAAAGTTATTTTAGACAATGAAGTTTTTAAGGAGGTAGTTAGTAACCTAGAAATATCTATTATTGAACAATGGAAATATTCTGATAATCAAGATGACAGAGAGTTTTACTGGTACAAGAGTTTAGCTCTTAGATCAATTATCGAAGACCTGGAGTCTTTAATACACAACAACGTAATTGAAGGAGACCGTAATGAGTGACACTGAGACTAATCCCCAAGGGGAAGTCCAGCAAAAGACAATGTATGATGTAATGTTCGGAAGTGAGGACACTAATCCAGAGCAGACATCTATTGAAGAACCTCAAGAAGAAGTTCAAGAACCGGAAGAGTTTGAAGAACTCGAAGAGCCAGAAGAGCTAGAAGAGGTTGAAGAAGTAGAGGTAGAAGTTGAAGAGGAATTTGAGGAACCCTTACAAAGCTATACCGTAAAGGTAGACGGCGAAGAGTTTGAGGTTACCCTTGATGAACTTAGAAACGGATATCAGCGGCAAGCGGATTATACCCGTAAGTCACAGTCTTTAGCAGAGCAACGTAAAGCTTACGAAGCAAACCTACAGGCTGTACAGCAAGAGCGAGGACAGTATTCTGAAGTTCTTGCACATATGGCTGACTACCAAAATATGGAGCTAGCCAAGTTCCGTGACGTTGATTGGAAAACATTGAAAGAAGATGATCCAACGGAGTACATGGAAAAACGCATAGAGTACCAAGAAGCTAAAGACAAGATTGTAGAGATCAAGCAAGAACAGGCGAGAGTGCAGCAACAAAATAATCAAGAAATTGTTTATGCGTTGCAACAACGTTTGTCCGAAGAGGCGCAAAGTTTGGCAAAAGCTTTGCCAGAATATGCTGACCCAAGTTCTACTCTAAAGAACGATCTTAGGCAGTATGCTCTGTCATCAGGCTTTTCGGAGCAAGACGTAGACGGAATAACCGATCACAAGGTTGTTCTCATGTTGCACAAAGCTTACTTGCACGATCAAAACAAATCAGGCGTCAGTTCCAAAAACACTAAACAGGTAAAGAAGGTTCTGAAGTCAGGTACTCCTGCAACAAAAGGGCAAAAAGCAAAGCGTGATTCTCAAGCTAAACGTGAGCGGCTTGCCAAAACGGGTAATACCAGAGATGCCGCAGCAGTTTTCATGGATTTGTTGTAACTCTCTTATAAAGGAACATTACTAATGGCACAGCCTACTGGTGTATATGTAACGTATTCCGCTGCTGGTCTTCGGGAGGACCTGGAAAACGTTATCTACGATATCTCCCCTACTGAAACCCCGTTTATGTCAATGGGAAGCCGCGAAGATGCTATTGCGGTTAACCACGAGTGGCAGACGGACTCCCTGGCCGCTGCGGCTAGCACCAACTACCACGAGGAAGGTTCGACGCTTACTGCTGCTGAACCGGCTGCTACGACTCGTGTTGGTAACATCTGCCAGATCAGCTTGAAAACCACCCTGGTTTCAGGCACTCTGGATGCTGTTTCCAAAGCGGGCCGTCAGCAAGAGCTTGCTTACCAGATGTCCAAACGGGCAAAAGAGCTAAAGCGCGACATGGAAACTTCTCTGGTTGGTATTAACCAGAGCAAGACTGCTATGTCCGCTGACAGCACCGTGCGTAAGCTTGGTTCTCTTAGCTCCTGGGTAACCACCAATGCTAGCGTTGGCTCTGGTGGTACGGCTGCTGGTTCCGGTGGTGCGGGTACCGCTCGTACTGACGGTACGCAACGGACGTTTACGGAAACGTTGCTCAAAGCTTCGATTCTGTTGGCGTATGACAACGGTGCCGACACCAAGTACTTGATGATGGCTCCGGCGCAGAAGCAGACCTTCTCCAGCTTTGTTGGTGTTGGTGGCGCGTCGGGCGTTAGCAACTTTAATGATGTTGCTGATCAGCGTATTATTGGTGGCATGGACGTGTATGTTTCGGACTTCGGTGAAATGGCCGTTGTCCCGAACCGCTTCCAGCGTAGCCGTGATGTGTGGCTTCTTGATCCTGAGTACTACGGCGTAGCTTATCTGCGTCCGTTTGAACAGAAGGAAGTTGCCAGCACCTCTGACGGTGAGCAACGTGCGATCATTGCTGAGTACACTCTTGTTGTAAAGAACGAGAAGGCTCTCGGCGCTGTGTACGATCTGTCGTAAGACACAATAGGGGAGGGCCTTGTGCTCTCCCCGCCTTTTTGAGGACACTATGGACGAACCTATTAAAACCAAGTTTAACTACGACCACAATGAAGATAAAGTTATTCTTGAAAATGTTCAAGACATTGAGCCTCTGCTAGAGCTTAATAAAAAAGAACTAAACAAGGACTACCTTTACGGTGGTGTAGAAACCAATGGTATGCGTAAAGTAGCTAGTATTCCGCTTATTATTATTGAAAAGTGGAAGCGTGAACTTGGCGTAGACATTATGAACAAGAATGATATGCCAAAAGTGAAAAAGCTTCTTAACGATCCTGAGTATCGTTGGCTTAGGACACATGAAAGCAAAATCTAATGTCTCTTTCAAACTATACTGAACTCAAAACTAGTATAGCTAATTACCTTAACAGGAACGACCTTACAAGCGTTATTCCTGATTTTATTACGCTTACCGAAGATCGTTTGAACCGTGATCTGCGCGTTACCTCTAACGTAGTTAGGGCAGAAACTACTACTACTGCAAGCCAAGCTTTTTATAACCTCCCAGCAGATATCACAGAACTTAAAAATATTACTTACGAGGCGACTAACTCTAGTCATGCTTTAAGTTATTTGTCTATGGAATCAGCTAGCCGTGAGTACGGTGGCGTTACAAGCGGTTACCCTAGAGCTTATACTTTGGTAGGCGATAACTTAAAACTATTGCCTACGCCAGACGGGGCTTATACAATTAATATTAACTATTATAAAAAACTAAGTGCTCTGTCTGATTCTAACCTTACTAACGATATTATTACGAATTATCCAGCGTTGTACTTGTTCGGTAGTTGCATGGAAGGTGCTATTTATCTGAACGACACTGAACAGTCTCAGCGATTTGCTTCCATCTTTGCTCAAACTATGGCAGAGGTCAAAGAAAGCGAAGAAAAATCGTTGTATGCTGGTACTGTATTAACCATGTCAGTGCAGGGTACATAATGCCTACTAACTGGGTCATAACTGAGCAGACTATTATCCAAGAGTCTGGCGGAAACATTTACACAGAAAATGGTTTTGCCTTGGCTCTTCAAGAATTTGATAACACCGTTTGGACAGAACAGGATAGTACGGGAAGTGGCTAAAGAGGCTTTTGACATAAATGGAATCCAAGCTGGGTTTACTTTTAACTCAGACTTGTCTCCCTATGACATGCCACCTAATATGTTTTCCACGGTTAAAAACATACGCTTTAACGATGGAAAAGCAAGTTCTATCTTAGGGCATTCTCAGGTTTTAGGTACTCCCAGTGCTGCCCCTTACTGGATTACTAGCTGGAGACAAGGTTCTACTGATCTCTGGATTTACGGAGGTCTAACAGACCTGTATAAAATTAGTGGTACAACGCACTCTAGTGTTACAAGGTCTAGCGGCTCTTACACAACCTTGTCAGGCACTGATAACAACTGGCAAGGTGGTGTTCTAGGTGGTGTGCTTGTTGTCAACAATGGGCTAGACCTGCCGCAAAGTTTTACTCAAGGTGGTGCTCAGTTTACAGACCTTCCAAACTGGCCGTCTACGCTAAAGTGCGAAGTGATAGTTCCGTTCAGGAATCATCTGATAGCTCTTAACTTAAACGATAATGGTACGCTTCTGCCTTATTCTATACGGTGGAGTGACGCTATTCCTGAAGGTGCAGCAGACAACGGTGCTGACACATGGAACACTGGGAGCACTTCCAGTGAGTCAGCGCAAACTACTGTAGGTGCTACCAAGGGTCATCTTAGAAATGCTTTGCCGTTGGGCAATGAGCTCATTGTCTACAAAGAAGACAGCATTTACTCTTTGACTTACACTGGTGGTACGTTTGTATTTACGCTAAGAGAAAAGTTTAAAGACGTGGGTTTGTTTGCAAGGGACGCTGTGGCTCAGATAAACAACAACCAGCACGTCTTTGTTACTACTAACGATATCGTAGTTTTCAACGGTAGCTCTGTTAAAAGCATTGTTGACGAATCTGTAAAAAGATACTTTTTTTCTCAGATTGATTCTACTTACTTTTACAAAACGTTTGTTGTCCATAACCAAGCTAAGAACGAAGTTTGGGTTTGTTATCCTAAAACAGGTGCTACCAACGGTTTGCCTAACGAAGCATTAATCTGGAACTACCTGGATAACACATGGTCGATAAGAGAACTTCCCAGCGTTAACTACATTGCCAAAGGCTTAGTTAATCCTGTGGCTAGCGACACTTGGGCAAGCTCCACAGAACTTTGGTATCAGCCTACTACCAAATGGGCAGAAGAATCCTACAACCCGTCTGTGTTCTCTTTGCTTATGTGCGGCACGGATGATACTAAGCTATACAAAGCTGATTCTGGTTTGACCTTTGACGGTGCTGATGTCAGTCCTTATATTGAGCGTATAGGTCTAAGAACTGGTAGTGCTTCTATGATAAGGGACATTAGCGAAATCTATCCAAGATTCGAAGGACAGGGTACGGTTAATATAAGCGTGGGTACCGAAATAAGACCTAATGAAGGCGTAAGCTACCAAGACCCAGTTACGTTTACCATAGGCACTGACGAAAAAATAGACTGTAGAGTCCGTGGAAGATTCATGGCTATTAAGATAGAAGGTTTGGCTAATACTCAGTTTGATCTTTCAGGATATACCGTTATCTCCGAAGTTGTTGGAGATAGGTAATGGTTAAAGAGTATATACGATTTACTCCAGAGCTTACTCCGCTAGACGCAGAAGAAGTCAGAGCATCTGTAGATCGTAATTTCTTTACCGTTCAGTCTGTATTAGATTCAGTGCAAGACGGTCATTTGGATGTTGTATATACAGCGCCAACAAAACCTAATCAAGGTGATATAAGATATGCTGATGGAACAAGCTGGGACCCAGGATCAGGAGAAGGAATTTATTTTTACAATTCAGCCGGAAGCTGGGTTAAGCTATAGACTGGTAAATAACAATTGTTCAGGGTACCGTGCCTTTGTACTAGCTTGTTGGGAATATATAGAAAACTCTGCTCTAAAAGGCAATACTGAATTACAAAGTGTAGAAAATATTGTCAGCAGGATTTTAAAAAAAGAGGCTGATTTGTGGCTCTGCTTTGACAAAGATAAAATCGTAGGTTGTTGCGTGATAGGCGCTGTAATCTATCCTAAAGCACATGCTATCAACTTTGAAGCCATAGGTGGCAAAGCTGACTACAAAGAATGTCTTACAATGTGTGAACAATTTTACAAATCTTTTGGCTACAAGTATGCCAGGGTACAAGGTAGAAAAGGTTGGAAACGTGCTTTGTCTAAACAGGGCTACAAAGAAGAAGACGTAACTTTACTAAAGGAACTATAAGATGGGAAGAATATTTGAATCATCACCAACAGTTGTTCAGGTGCCGAGTTCTTCGAACGTGACTGGCAGCGGTGAAGTAAAGCCCTATGCGGAAGTAGAGCCTTACCTGAAAAACTATTTGCCAACTTTGGAACAGGTGTTTACAGAA